ATCTATATCCATTTCTATACAGGTCAAAGCTAACAGGAGAGACATTTGTATCTGTATCCCAAGTAAAGGTAACAGCCTCTGTTTGATCATCCGAAGCGTTAAAGTTATAAGGAACATTAGGAGGCACAACAGGATCAGGCTCAGGAAGAGAAATACCTGTATCAGTATTAGAAGTAACAGAGCCTTCTTCATTAGTGGCTACTATATAATAAGAAGCAGTACCCGCAGGTCTAGGGATAACAGTACCACTATGAAGGTTATACTTAATGGCTGTACCATTCTCATAAAGAGTTACAAATGGCACAGGACTTCCAACAATGGCAGGATTCCAACTAACTCTAATTCCACCAACTAAATCACTGCTGGCTTGAAAATCAGTTATAGGCCCAGGAGCGACTGCATTTCTTATTTTTCTACAAATATTACTCATACGGCACCTACTCTATCATTATAATTTGACATATCACTATATCGTCCGGAAGTATTACCAGTAAGGCCTAATCTGTTAGCAGCAGTTTCTAAGGTCTTCAATGAAGTACATGGTCTATTATAGATCTCCTGTACAACAAAACTATCCATGGCATTAACAGCTTTTAATTTTTCATTATATCGAGGGTCTGAGAGATCTGTATCACCAACAGCCCATTTAGAAAACAACCTATAAAGATTAATCTCGCTTTTGCTCATATCAAAATCTGTATCATCCCAGCTCAGGGCATCAATAAATACTTGCTTAAAATGAGGTTGAAGCATTACAACATAATCAGCATGATTTGCATCATTCTCTTTTACATAAGGAGTATGCTCATCTAACAAAGATTTAGCTATACTAATTTTACTTGGGCCTAATATTCGAGAATTCCCGAATAACATTTCTGCAAAAGCATTTTGTGCTACGGTTGCCATATTGTACCTTCCCCGGTTGATAAGAATTCGATCAACTCTTTCTCATCTAACCCATTTTGAATTGAAGAAAGCATTTCCCATACTTTCGCATTATAATCTTTTATCTCACGTTCAGCAGCTGCAACATGAACAGCTGCTTTTTCTTTGCTCAAAAAAGAAGCCACAAATCGAGCAACAGGATAGCATAGCTCTTTGTCAAGATCAAGTTCATCATCATCCATAACAGGCAGTTCAGGGAATCTAACAAGGTACCCTTCCTGTGCCAGTCTAAGGACATCAGTAGCAGAGCCAACAGATAACAACCTCAAAGAATCAGCCTTTGTAGCCACTGTGGTATAAGCATACTCTAATAATCCAAGAATAACTTCTTCATCATTTGGTAAGACATTATCACCCGTAAGTAATCCTTTTACAACATTTTTAAAAGTTTTATAAGTCATAATTACCTTTCTAATTTATTAATGAATTATACCATAACCTCGTTAAAGGTAATGATCGTAAGCAGAAGGGTCTTCCCTAACAGGGCCTGTATCCCAGATACTGTTTGAAGCTCTCTTCACTTTCGTAGGGTTATAACTTCCAGTCTGTACCATAGGGTAAATAATATTAATAAGCCCAAGTTGGCTAATACAATCCATAAAGTCATCATGCCCACCAAAGCCATCAAATTTTGTATACCTCATCTCTCTTTCTGCTTCTCTCCAATCCGGAGTATCCATAACTTCTTCAGCAAAAAAGAATTTCATATTTTGGAATTTAGGGTAAACAAGTCTAAATCTTTCATGCTTACTTCCAGCTGATGATTTACTCAAGATACCTTTTTGTGTAGGTGGCTTTCCATTCTGTCTAGCAAACGTAAAGAATTCATTCCTAGTTCTCATAAGCTCTTCAAGAGCAAAAATATGAGCTCTCTGTTGGCCATCAATTTCAACACCAACCTCAACAGCTCTTCCGTAGCTGCTCCACTCATTAACAAGTCTAAACAGTTCTTCATACTGTTGAGTAAGTCCCTGCTTCTTAACAACCAAATCTAGCATAAAGAAATCTCTGTTACTGTTAACGGCCCATACAGCCATAGCAGAGTAATCACTCTTTGCTTCAGAGGTAGTAGTAAAGTCAGTAGTAATATAGATATTATAAGCTGCTAAGTTTGGAAGTATACTTTTTCTCTTGAACTTCTGCATCATATCATCAGTTATCATTCTGTCCTCGCTAGAAGACACTCTAAGCATTCTTTCCTGGTTAAACGAAGAAGTAGACCCAGAAGCCAAAGCTTGGTTGTATTGGTCCATTACGGCCTCGTATGGGTGCATAGCAGGCCAAGCACCAACAAACTCTTTTTCAGGCATTCCCTCATAGATCTTTTCACAAATAGGAATAGCCACAGGAGTATACGCACCAGAAGTAATCATTTTAACATTTGGATCTCGCATATGAAAAGGAGTAAAGACGTGTATAATTCTGCCCTTTCCTCCACCCTTTAAAGCATTTATAGCATCAGAGTTTATAATCTCTTCCAGAGAGTCCATAATGGTATCAGAATACGCTGCTTGTGAGTTTAGGATAGTATCATCAAAGAAAATAAAGTCAGGCCTTCTACCCCCTAAATTGTCCCGTTGTCCCCTAATACCAGAACCGAAACCCATTGCCCTATGAAGAAAAGCTCTTGCAGCTTTTTGGCCCCTGCCTTTTCTAATAAACTCACTTTCTGTTTCAGTAAACCTCATACTTTCAAAATAGTTATTACAAAAAACACTGTCTTCACATAATGACTGTATGGATTTACTTATTACTCTTGCCCCTCCTTGTGTTGAAGCAGCAATTGAAAGGATAAAATAAATCTTACCATACCTTGGGATCTTTCCCTTAATGGCAGCATACACAGGAAGAAAGCAAGTAATCAAAGAACTTTTGGCAAGTCCACGACTCATCATAATAGCTATACGTTTAATATCAATTTTTATAATATCATTTATTTCTTTACTATAAGGATACTGGTCTCTACTGATATTTCCAAATACAAGATCTATCAACCAATAGTGCCCAAGAGGAGTTGTAAATTCAAAATCCTCCCCCTGCACTAAACGTATAACATTAAAAAATTCTAAAGCCTCTTCAGATGGGATATACCCATGAAAACTCAAATCTATAGAATCAAGGGCAGCATCAATATCAAATAATTTTATATTCTTTTTAATTTCAGACATCGATTACTTCTTCACTCTCAACATTAAAACTGATACCTATTTTCTGTACGTCTGTGATATCTTCTCCTGCTTCAAGTCTTGCTCGTTGGTTCTTCACTAACTGATTTAACTGGGAGTTCATATCTCTCTGTAACTCAAGGGCCTCATCACTGGCACTAACTTTTATATCAAGTTTTGTTTCTTCAGGCTGCTTAGTAATCAATGCCAACTCTTTAGCTGCTAAGTGCATTACCATCGCACTTACTTTTATATTCTCTCCATCTCTGTCAAGCCCTGCTTGCCCATTCATAAGCTCATACTGCTTTTTAACTGCTGCATGGAAATACGGGGCATACTGTAAGCTTGCAGGTATAAGTAATTCTTTATCTATGGCCTGTACAATTTTACTACCATTAAACATGGCAACATGGGCTTGAATATCTTTACCCATCTTCTTCAGTCTGTCCCATCTATGAGGGAATACAATAGACCAGGCTTTCTCATTAGTATAGTTTCTCTTTAAATTACAATACTTAGTGGCATTTATAAGATCAACAATACTCGTACCTCTGCCCTTCAGTAAGTGCATATAACTCATAAGTTCTTCTTCTAAAAGGTTCTGCGGCAAATCAACAGACTCTCCCATATTAGAAATCATTTCTAAAATATCATCTGTAATTCTGGCAGTAGTCCCTTTCGGTAAAAGTTTTAAAATCTTTTCCCTTGTTATATGCTGGTCCTCTTCTGGTATATTTTTGAAAGCGTCATCATGCCTTTCTGTTAATAGTTTTTCATTCATACAAACCTCCTACGGTATAAGTGTATTTAGCTTTGCCTGTTTGCTTAATATGCAAATAGCCCTTTTCAATTAAACTCTTTTTTGTAGCTCTATACTTGCTACAGCCAAACCCAGAGAGTCTTTTCATCTCTTCATCGTTTACTGTTTTAATAGCATAGAAAATAATATTAAGCAAATAAAACTCAGAAGCATTTAAATCTTTTAATGCTTTATTAGTACTAAAAAAGACTCTTATTAAATCTTCATTAAACATTATTATCCTTATTTCTTTTTTGTAAGTATAACATAACATTAATTAACAGGTGTTGATTTATAATTTTATTACTCGTTTGGCATAGAAAAGATGATTTTTTTCTATTATCTATAAAAAATTAGCAAGGTTCACCGAGTGGCTCCTGTGCTAATTGTGGCAGTTGTTAAGTGGCTAATTGAATTTTTAATCCCACGGCTCACTTGCTGCTTCATTATTATAACGTAAAGGTTCTTAATTAAACTAACCTTAAACACTTTAATATCTGCGCATTTATGCGCGTTTAGTCGCCCCCAAACATGAGGGCCACCTCCAAATAGATTTTGTCTGCTTTACACATCGCTTCCTCCTACTTGAATTTTAACCAGCTACCCCACTTGGCCCAGAAAGAGTCCCTAGACCTTTTGGAGGATTAGCTGGTGGTTTAGTTTTTTTACCACTTCTTGCTATGGATGCGGTAGGATCATGACCAGTACAGGTTTTCTTTCCTAGCACTGTTCTACATTTATTAGTTCCTGCTATATATGCCATTATTTTTTCTTTCTCTTTTTGTTTCGTTTCTTAGGCTTAGGCTCTAATTCTCTAAAAAGATCAGTACCAATAGCCT